ATAAAACCTTCAGAGATTAGACACTATTTATAAATAAACTACTACTATGGCTAATATATCTATATGGGATGGTAGTTCTACCTTTAGTGTAGGACAAACACCTTTCGGCTTTTACGATACAGAAGCAGCATTTGCAACAGATGCTGATAAAGTAGCGAAATTTTGTGCTCAAAGACTTGGATTCCCATTAATGGATGTAGAATTACAATCAGGCTCTTTTTATGCATGTTTTGAAGAAGCAGTAACCACTTACGGTAACGAAGTATTTCAATATAAGATTAGAGAAAACTACCTAAACTTAGAAGGAGCACCAACAGGAAGTACTTTAAACAATCAAATAGTTGAAGCAAACATTAATCGATTTGTACAGATAGCAAAAAACTACGGTACAGAAGCAGGAGTAGGAGGGAATGTAACAAAATATACAGGTTCACTAGAACTTACTTCTTCTATCCAAAATTATGATCTCGATCAATGGGCGGAAGATAACTCAATTGCAGGAGGAATAGAGATAAGAAAAGTATTCTACGAATCAGCACCAGCAATATCTAGGTTCTTTGATCCTTATGCCGGTACAGGAACTGGAGCACAAGGGCTAATGGAGTCTTTTGGATTTGGAAAGCATAGCCCGGGAATTAGTTTTATGTTAATGCCTGCTTCTTACGATATAATGAAAATGCAAGCAATAGAATTTAACGATCAAATAAGAAAATCAGCATTTACTTTTGAACTGATAAAGAATCAACTAAGAGTATTTCCAGTACCTACAAGACCTGGTAAATTATACTTTGAATATATGAAACTCTCGGATAAATCTGCACTTAACTTTGATAATAGTACAGGTAATATAACCACAGTATCAGAAGTTCCATATAGTAACCCAGAATACGCACATATTAATAGCGTAGGAAGACAGTGGATATTTCAATTTACTTTAGCACTAGCAAAAGAAATGTTAGGGTATATTAGAGGGAAATACACAACAGTACCGGTACCAGGTTCCGAAGCAACATTAAATCAAGCAGACTTATTAACTGATGCAAGAAGTGAAAAGACAGAGTTACTTACTAATTTAAGAAGTATGTTGGAAGAAGCATCTAGAGGAGCACAAATGGAAGCACAGGCACAAGAATCTGACTTTCTTAGAGCTACTTTAGCCCAAGTACCAATGACAATACACGTAGGATAATGAAATTAATGACAATATTAGAGCAGATAGCATTCAGTACCTATGAAGGTATGGTACGTATAATGTATCAAGAAGGTGAAAGCGAAGATTTAGCAGAGCTGTTACGTGCTTTACCGGGGGTTACCACTGTTACTAATGCAGGGTCAGCAGCAGAGATGTCAAGTATGACGTTTAAAATAAAATTAATATCACAAAAAGGAGGAGAGGAGGCTTTTAATTCATTTAAAGCTAATGCAAAGGAGAAGTACAGCAATATAATTAAGATAGAAATCGCAGTAGAAACAATACAAGAAAAATAATGCTATTCGGAAGTAAGAGAGACTTTGATTTATTTGTTAGTGTTAACAGAGAACTAATAAAAGACATTATTGAGCAAGAAGTACTTTACTATAAGCTCAGTATTACGGATACTAGTGTAAATATCTACGGAGAAGCACTTCAAAAAACATATCTAGAAGCAGTAAAGTTAAACTGCTTAATTACTAGAGGAGATCAAGTATACGATGTAGATGAATTTGGACCAGATTTAGGTAGAAATGCATCATTTGCATTCTTAAAACCGGATTTAGAGGATATATCAACGGTACCTGAAGTGGGGGACATTGTAATGTGGCAAGAAGACTACTATGAAGTAGACGTAGTTAAAGAAAATAGCTTACTATTAGGAAAAGATAACAAGTATAACATCGATAGACCTAATTCACATGGTTCATCTATGTCAATTATAGTAGATTGTCACTTAACTAGAGCTGATAGAGTAGGGCTTAATAGACAGAGAATGTAAAATGGCTAAAAGAAAGAAACCTATACCAAAGAAACAGGCAGAGATAATGAGAGATCAGATATCTCCAATTCTCCCTACAGGAAAACCTGTTTTACCCAACAATAAGAAGAGAGAAAACCAGCGTTCTGTAAAAGGAGACAAAGTTAAACAACTTACAATAGGTTTAAGAGATATAGACGAAACTATTATCTACTACTTTAATAATGTAATCAAACCAACAGTAATTCAGAACGGTAATAAAGCAAATGTACCGGTAATGTACGGATCACCAGAAAGATGGAAAGCAGTACAGAAGGATGGCTTCCATAGAGATAAAAATGGAAAGATTCAAGCTCCTTTAATAATGTTTAAGAGAGATTCTGTAGAAAAAAATAGAAACTTAGGTAATAAAGTAGATCCACGTAACCCTATTAGTTACGGTATATACAAGAAATCTTTTTCTAACAAAAACATATACGATAGATTTAGTCTATTGACTAATAGAGAACCTATTAAAGAATACTACGGTGTAATAATACCTGAATACGTTACTTTAACTTATTCCTGCATGATATTCACAGATTATGTAGAACAAATGAATAAGATAATAGAATCTATTAATTACGCATCAGATGCTTACTGGGGAGACGAAGAAAAGTTTAATTTTAGAGCTAGAATAGACTCATATACTACATCTACGGAACTAACCCAAGGAAATGAAAGAGCTGTAAAGACTAATTTTACAATAGTAATGAATGGACACATTATACCAGATGCTATAAACGCAACTTTAGCAGGTATGAACAAATACTACTCTAAATCATCAGTTACTTTTGGGTTAGAAACAGCAGGTACACTAGAAACAATACAAGCTTCTGCTAGAACAGAAACTAAAGATGCAGATTACAGATTCTTTGATTCAGGAACCTCAGGTGTACAGAGTCAGGGTATGACAGAAGATCAATTAGAATACGTTACTACTAACTCTACTGTAGTAGCTAATTTTGCTACAAATAATGCAGCAATATTTCAAGATACTACAATACTTGAAGTACCGAACGGATTCTCATCAGGACCAGAACGATTCTCTTTGTATATTAACGGACAGTATATGTTACCATCATTATACACAGTATCACAAACAGGTAATGATGTTAATGTAATAGTACAGACAGGAGCAACAGAGTACTCTTTAGATAATGGAGATCAAATAGTATTATCAGGAAAAATTAAAACTACAACATAACAGATGGCATTAATACATTGGAAACAGATTGATGGTGACTTAAGCGGCTCAAGAGTCTTAACAGGAAGTCTTGTAGTTTCTGGAACTATATCCGCAGATGAATTTATAGGTATAGATCCATCAGCTATATTTACAGGTTCTATATCAGCATCAGTATCTCCTACAGGAAATGTCTTCACAATTAAGAGCGGAAGCAATGATTTAGTAACTGTAGATGAAAATGGTAATGTAGTTGTAGAAGGAACACTAAAAGCACAGGAATTTTACACTGAAATAGTTAGTGCATCCGTAATATTCGAATCAGGATCAACCTTATTCGGTAATTCATTAGATGATACACACCAAATTACAGGTAGTTTACTTATATCAGGATCTGATGGACATCAAATATCCGGTTCATTAACAGTAAGTACTACAGAATCAGGTTCAACAGCAATAGTTTCTAATAATACTACAGTAGGTTACCCAACTTCTAATGAATGGCAAGATAATTTAGACGGTTCTTACTTCGATATATTTAATCATAATACACATATATCTGAAATACTAAGATTTATGGCAGGTGTAATGAGTTCATCTTTAGATGTAGCAGCTCCTACACCTAATACTAAAACCTGGGGAAGCACAACAGCTAATTATAGTATAGGAAATACTATTAATAAAAACCAATTACTAAGAGGTGTCTTTAATGGTGAAAACGTAAGTTTATCTAACAACTGGAGAACATCCTGGTATATAGATAGTGAAAAAACAGGTTCATTTCAAAATATACAGGAATACTTTATAGGCAAAGGTTTTTTACTTAATAGCGAAACAGGAAGTGATCATGTAGGTACCAATCCACTAAGCTCTGACCAGTTTAGTAGAGTACCTACGCAAATACTTAGAGAGAATAACTTTAATACCCTTACCGGAACATTATCAGCTAATGCTACTGGAACTACTTTAGCATCTTCTAATGCATCTTATTTTGGATTAGGTCTACTAACAAGTGGACAAGCAACTAATGTTAGAGTAAAGGTAGAAACAACACAGTCATTTAAAGATAACTACTCTACTACAACACCATTCTTGGAAAGCTCAGCAGCTACATATAGTACAAGCTCATTTTATATATTTAATAATGATCAATTTAATACGAGTAACGGTATAACTGTATCTAAAATAGAGACTACTCAACCTGCAGTAATACCAGCAGCATACCAAGACGGTGATTTTACTATGACCACAGCAGTAACCGGTAGAAAATACACAGGCAACGCTACAGCTGCAAACAGTATATCAGCAAGCGGTTACTACAGATTAGATAGTACAGTAATAGGTCTACAGACAGGTTCACAAGTTGGATATACAACTCAAACTCCAGCAGACAGTGCAACAAGCTTTTATTTATACCACGACGGACCTACTGATATAAGAATAGGATCACAGTATCTATCAGCATCAGCAGATCTAACAAGAAATTCAATAACAGCAACATCAAGATCACTGTCTGGAGCACCCTACATATTAGATGCAGACTATACATTTACTTTTTCAGGAGAAGTTACTGGAGCATTTGATCCAGGGTATGGCGACAGTAATAACCCTTTATTTGTAACAACACCAGTAAACAATTGGAATAATATAGGTTCTAATTCACTTAGTAATACATACCTTGGAGTACATAGTACAAATAATGTTCAACATAGTACTGCGATACTAGGAGTATTATCGGCTGATAAAAATACTCAACGTAATGTTGGTGATGTACCTTATATAGATGATATAGGATTTATATCTAGTTCTTTTAGCTTTAACCTTAATAACAATGTAGATAATACACAGTTAACTAGATCTCAACAAGAAGCATTAAACTACAACTTAAGTTTTAACTTAAGAGCTAAACATGGAAGTAAGAATAATAACACTATTAATGTAACTAGTGCTACACAGAAGTTTTATGATAACACATTATTTGGTCAAAGTAAGACAACTAAAATGGCTATTTACAGTAGAGCACAAGGGTATGATGCTAGTAGTCTAACAGGTACATCGGAAAATTTTTCTGGAGAAGATCATAGAATTAAAGTTAATAATAATGTAGTAACATTTACAGGGGAGTCATTTACTACGAATACTTACGATGTTACAAATGTATTAGGTACATTAGATTTACAAGTAAAACCAGGTTATTTAGTAGATCCAGGAGGAAACTATGGATACTGGTACGACTCAGGATTTGCACCAGCAAATTATAAGTACTATATACGTAAGTTTAGAACTAGCGGTGCAAAAACATCAATGACAGTTAATACAGGAAAAACACTTAATAATTGGGATTCATCTGCAAATGGATATGCTGCTGTTGTACTATTTAAATCAAGTGGAGACGGTAGCGGAGTTAACAATAGTCTATCAACTGCAAGAATATATGACCCTAGTGAATTAAATTCTAACTCTGTAGAAACAGGTATAACATCAGACAACTTTAAAAATCCATTCTCAGATGATATAGATTTATACGGTAATATAGGAGGTACAGTCTATTCAACTACCTACACTATGCCTTTGAGAAACGCAGACGGTATGTATTTAGATAATGACGACAATGAATTTTACCTAATTATAAGATATAAAGGGGATCCATCTCCTATAACAGATATAAACATCACTACATCATAATGGGATTTATAGATAACACAAAAAAAGCACTAAGGTTACTGCTAGGTAGGAGATTTACCAGTGATGACTTATCTATGCAACAAGAAGCATTTACTTCTACGTTAGATATATCAAGTGCGGATGTATACACTGAAGATCATTTAGTTCCTTCTACTGACCTACCATTTAGCGGTAGCAGTCAAAATGGAAATACCGAAGACGGTGTTATTAAATACTGGTATAGACAGAGACTAACTAAATCAAATCTAGACACAGACGTATGGTTCTTCATAACACCAACAGGAAGCGATTCAGGAGTCACTCCTCAAATTATTAATGCTAATCAAAAAACAGATTTTATATCAAGCAAGTATTCAATACCAGAACTGACTAATGCTGGAACAGAAGATGTAACACCAGGTTATAACGTAGTGGTGTATAAATCAACTTCTACCAGTAGCGGTAGTTTCGTCGGCAGTGATAAAGTATCTATTAACGATTATCAATTTGACTATAAAACAGGTGTACTACAGTTTGATCAAAATAAACCAACATCGAATCAAAAAGTATACATCACAGTATATCAGTATATAGGTAAGACATTAGCAACAGATCCTAATATAGGAATATTCACACAAACAGGATCTTTTTATTCGACTGAAAATAACTTAAAAGTAACTGGTTCATTTGACATATCTTTAGATGGAGTTGACGATAAAATAACAGTATCATCAGGAGGAGATTTAAAATTTGAATTTAACGAAGAAGGAACAGCAAAATTCTCTCCACAAGTCAATACTCCAACAGCAGTAAGCGGTGGAATGTTTTATAGCGGGTCGGATGAGTTCTTCTTAGGCTTTCATAATTAACTGATATTTATAATATATAAAAACAAACGATACCCATGGCAAATTGGAAAAAGATAATAGTTAGTGGATCCGATGCTCATTTAGCGTCCATAAAATCCTCTACACTTACTAACGATCAGATACTTATAGCAGGTGCAAACG